GGATCGTGAGATCCCACCCGAGCACCGCGAGGCACATCACGGCCGCTGTTGCCCCGCACGTCTCGAGCCACGAGCCGACGCCGTGCTTGCGCAGCTGCTCCTCGGTCGGATTGTTGCTTTGCACGAACATGTGTTCTCTGTTATCCCAGAACCGCACGCCTGTTATCATAGCGCTTCCCTCCTGGCGCCCACATCCTCTTGGCTCCGTCAACATAATGCTGCCGTGCTTCTGGTGATATGGTTCTACCCTTCAGACTGGCGGAAAGTCGTTGGCGATGTTCTGCCGAAAACGCCTTCCCGAACATGGGATTTTTGGCTCCTATGTGACACTCGCGCAGCTTCCTTCTGGTCTCTTCGCCGTGATGCAGTCCCCGATGCCCATCTCCAACTGCTTTCCGCGCCTCCGGAGACCGCGCCACTCCGAGCTTTGCCTTCCGCATCTTCTCTTTGCTCTCGTCTGACATCTTGAAGCCGAGGGAGCCTCCGCCGCCTATCGTCAAGTTGTAGCCGCAGTCGCGGTCCGTCGAGCAGTGCTCCGCGATCTCAGATCGCTCGACGGCATCGAGGCATTTTTTCAGCGTCTGTTGATTCCACGTCGTGATCCGGCAAACGATCTCCCACCCGAAACCGTTGATTCCGTGTTCCCGGATCGCCCGGCAGAAATATGTGTCCTTCCCGCGTTCAGCCTCGTTGCGATGTTTGCTCTTGCGCTCCGAAAGGTACTCGACTGTCTGGCCGATGTAGACCTTGCCGTTGGCTGGGTTGGTGGCCTTGTAGATCAGCCCCCAGTAGCGCGCGCCGGCGATCATTTCACCGCCGCCTTGATCTCTCGGACCACGTCGAGGATCGTGTCGAGCTGGCTCCGAATCACGGCGACGTTGCGCTCGTTGTCCCGGGATCGGTTGTCGACGATGGTGATGGCGGCGGTGTTCCGCTCCACGTCCTTGGCTGGCCCGACGGCGCTTGTGATCCCGATGGTGCCGCCGACGAGGCCGACCACGATGCCGGCGATGCCGAGCGCCTGCCAGAGTTTGCTACCGTTCGCTGCCATGCTGCGCCTCCAGTTGTTCGATTACCTTTCGCACTGCCGCCCGGAGCTCCGCGCCGTCCGCGACCGCCAGCAGGATGTCCGGCAGCGCCGCGGCGATCGCGGCTCTGCGCGGGTCGGGGACGGGCCGCTCCGGCGCCGGGACGATCTCCGCCTTGCCGTCAACAATCTCGACGGTCTCGCCAGGCAGGAGGTCGCGTGCCAGCTCACACCAATCGGAGCCCGGGCGGTCCGCGGCCCACCTGCGGGCGATCTGATTCTCTCCCTGCCTTGCGGTCCACAGGCGCATCATATCGTTATCCCAATCACCCGAAGCTCGGCCGTCGAGTAGTAGTTTGCGCTCGCCGCCACCATGAGACTAAAGACCATGCGCACCACCCAACTGATGCGCGGATCGGAGCCGACGTAGAATACAGGGAACCATCCTATCCCGACGAGATTGCCGCTGACTTGAACGGCGGCCACGCGAGCGCTGCTTCCCATTCCGGCTACTGCCCCGTAAAGCGTGGAGGGGACTGTGTTGTAGACAAAGCATGGGACGACGAAGGTGTACGATCCCGTAACGGCCTGGATCTTTGCGGCCGCGAGGTTGTGGGACAGAGAGCAGGCGCACCAAACACCAGTGATCGGGCCGATGCTCGTCGGGATGAATCCCGCCAGGCTCGGGTTGTCTACGGCGCTCCATTCCGCCCTTGATGTGTTTGCGTCGGTGTAGCTTATCGTGACGGTCGACAGGTAGGTGGCGTTGAGCTTGCCGAAGTGATGGCCGGCGGGAAGAAACTCCCCCGGCAGCACCGGAGACTGCGGCAGGTTGTGGATGATTGTGCCCGCTGCATCTCTCGCCAGCAGCCCGGTTCGGTTGCTGATGTCGATCAGCCTTCCGAAGTCGTCCGTGATCGTGAGACCCGCGTTGTGCAGCCTGATCCCCGACCGGTTGATCCTCACGCTCTGCGTGGCGTTCGTGCGCTCTGACGGATCGAACCACGGCACTCCCCGGTCGAAGTGCGCCGTGCTCACGTCCGCGGTCGGGAGGATCACGAAGTCCGTGATCTGAGAGTCGGCTTGGTAGGAGTAGCCGGGGGTGTTGCCGATCTGGAGTTGAGAGAGCAGATCGAGCGGGGCCAGCGCGGTCGTGCTGGTGTCCTCCACAACGCCGTCAATGTTCCATCCCCACACGTTGGCGACGGAGTCCCACCAGACCTTGAAGTGCCACCAGCGCCAGAGGTCCACGTTTGCAGCGACCGCGTCGCTCGCGAGGGTGACATCGTCAACCCCGTCCGTGACGTGGAAGTACCAGCGATTCATGCCCTCGTCGTACCACAGGTGAATCCGCCCGGTGCCGCCGTAGCAGTCGAAGATCACCCGATCCGTGGCGACGTCCTTATCGAACCGCGGCCAGACCAAGCACTCGATGGCCCCGGTCTGCGCCCACTCGTAGGGGTAGACGAGCCCCCCCGCCGCCCGACTCGTCGGCGTGTAGGGCGTGGGGTAGGCGGACGCCTCAAGCTGAATGGCGGTGACGTAGATGTAGTCCGTCGTTGGGATGTTCCCGCCGCCAGCTCTATCCATTCCGATGTACACACGACCCGTACCAGCGTCACACGCTGCACCCTGTGCCAAAACCTCGACAACATCTCCATACCATTTGTACGAAATCAGTGTACCGTTCGCAACCACTGGGGCAGAACCATCCCACGGAATGAGAATGGAAACTCGAATCGTTGCGGCATCTGCATGATAGAGCCAGAAACTTGTGTTGGCATCCGAGGCCGTCGATGATCCCTTGTGGAAAGTGGCCCGAATCGCATATGGAGTCGCGGCCACCACTATTGACTGGTACATACGAGCCGTTGCGGCAGAATTATCCCCGATGATCTTCGTGAACTTTTTCCCCTGGAAAGAGAGGCTCGACGCAGCATCCGTGGAATTGTTGTTCGCCCAATTCGCCGTCGTCAGGTCCTCGGGGTCTGTGATCAGGTTCGTCGTCGCCTTGAAGACGCCGATGGTCCCCAGGCCCGGGAACTTCGACCAGAGGTTGTCGTACTCCGTGCCGAGCTCGTCCCTGAGCTTGCCCGGGAGGAACACGATCTCCTTCGTCGTGGGCTCGCGCATCGTGCTCGACTTGCAGTCCGGTTGGCGGAGGTCGAAGAGCTCGGCGCCGGCGGGGATCGAGTCCCAGCCCTCGTAGGGCAGCGCGCCCAGCCCGTCGTACGCATACGTCGGCTCGCTTGCGGCTTTCGCGGCCGCGGTAGCAGGCGACGTGCCCACCGCATCATCGCGGCTCACGGCGCCCACGGTGTAGGCCGACATGCCCTCCGCTGCGATCTGCAACTCCCCCCACTCGTCCTTTTTGATCTCCACGATCCGCACGTCTGTCGAGATGTCGAGCACCGCGTCCTCGAGGGTGTAGATCCCGCCGAGGGTGAGCGCCGCGTCGGCCGGCCAGGAGTACAGGAAGTCCGCGAAGTCGTACCAGCTCGCGAGCCCGCTCGAAAGCCGTTGCGCCTGCGTAGACGTGCTCAGCCACTTCGCCTCTACGTCCAGCACCTTCTCGCTCGCCGGCACGTTGTACCGCACGGACCGATAGATGGTCTGTTGGTCCCGGCAGATCGCGTTGCCGCGGATGCGGAGCTGCGTGATCGTCCCGCCCCCCGCCGAGTAGAGCTTGAGCAGCGCCCGCTTGTAGCCCGGGGTGAACGTGTCCTCCGTGACGCCGTTGGCGTTGAAGAGCAGCTCCGCCGCGAGCACCGTGAGGATTTCATAGCCGTCGAGCTGGTACTCACAGAACACGTCCCCGGTGCCGGCGCCCTCGGGGTAGTAGCCCGTGGCCGCAACGTCGATCTTGCATCCCGTGGTCCCGTCGCTGCCCGTGGTGTCCTCGAAGACGATCCGGTTCGTCAACGTCACGGTAGGATGCCAGGTCACGCGCACGGCCTCGGTCTGCGTCTCCTGGCGGTCAATGGTCATGCTGTGGTAGATGTCCCGGTCCTCGATGAGCCCCGGGGTGTAGGTCGTGGGGTAGAGGTCCGTGAGGTACACGATCCCATCATCCCCCACGTCGTAGGTGTAGCCGAACTCTCGACACAACTCCGCGATCGCGTCCCAGTAGCTCGCGCCGTCGCTCGATGCTTGCGCGTACGTCGTGATCGTCTCGTTGATGAGCGAGAGGTCGAGCTCGGCGTCCGCGAAGCCCGCGGCGTAGAAGAGCTGATGAAGGATGCTCGCGGCCTTCGTGTCCGGGTCGCACACGGCGAACCCGTTGTAGTACAGGCTCGTGCCGATCTTCTTCTGGAGCGTGATGCTCTTGTCCACACACTCGACGGACAGGCTGTCCAAGTTGGCGGACACCTGGGCGCCGTAGGTTGGCCGGACAAGCCCGACGAACCACGCGACCGCGTCCTTCTCCACGTACATCGGGAGGTACGTCGCGCTCGTGAGGAAGAGGTTTGCCGTCGTGGGATCGTCGACGATGAAGCTGCAGGTGTTCACGCAGGGCGCGAGGTCCGAGTGTAGCCGCTGCATCTTGGCCAGGTTGCGGCAGTGCTCCGCGATGTCCGTGTAGCCGGCGCCGAAGTCGACGAAGATCGCGAAGCTCATGTCAACCCCAGCACGCCAGCGGAGATCAGTTCATCCCTGATCTGCAAGGCCAGGGCGCGGAATGAGCCGTCGCCACCGATGGTGTTGCCGATGATCTGGATGTTGACGTGTATCGGCCGCAACTGTTGGTAGCTTGCGCCGGCCCCGGTGGTGCTCGGCGTGGTCCATGTCGGGGTTGTCCACGAGGATCCCCCGCCGCCCTGGGGGCCCTTGGCGGGAAAGCGGTCCTCGTGCGTGATGCCGTGCTGCGTCGTGGTGGTGGCACCGACCGCCGCGATGGCATCGGCGAGGCTGCCACCCCAGTCTATGTCACCAAGTTTGGTCCACTGGAAAGTGACGATCCGCCAGATCAGCGTACCTAGGGCGACTACCTTTTCGATGAGCCAAGCAATCGTTCCTCCGACGATCCTGAGCGGCGTGGCAAGCCATTCGAACACCGTCGACACCACTTGGAGCACCGGCGTGAGCGCAGTGAGGATCGGCACGAGCGCCCCCAAGAGCGGCACAACGAACCCACCCACCGCGTCTACCACGGTCACGATGAGCTGAGACAGTGCATCCCAGAACGGGGCGGTCTGCGCGATCACGGCCCCCAGAGCCCCAAACACCTCCACGAGCACCGGAGCGATCTGCGTGGCGAGCTGCACAAGCATCCCCGCGAGCGGCCCGATCACGGCCATGAGCGGGCCCGCGATCTGCTCGATGATCGGCGCGAGCGCCGAAGTGAGCTGGTCCATGAACTGCGTGACGGCCGCGGAGGACATGACGAGCGCGCCGAACCACTGGACGAGCTGCATGGCCGCGTTGCCGAGGGCCTGGAGCGCGGCGGACCCGCCTTCCTTCGCGGCCGACCCTGCCTTCCCGCCGACGATGCTGATGAACTCGCCCGGGCTCGTAGCGCCGAGTGGTTCGGACAGCTTCTCGTAGAGCGACCGCACCTTGTTCACAGCGGCCTCGGCCTTCGCGACCATGCCCCGGCCCATCTCGTCCATCCACCAGAGCACGGCGCCAACCATGTCCGGAATGATCGAGTGGCCGACGAGCTTGTCGTACAGGCCCTGGAAGAAGCCGCCAACTTTCTCGGCCCACGTCTTGATTTTCCCGAGGGCGTTCTGCAGCCTGTCCTCTACCCAGTGCCCCAGGGCAAGCACGATGCTGTCGATTGCCCCCGTGATTTTCAGCACCAGTTGTGCAAACCACTGTGCGGCGTCCGTGACAAACGACTTGATCTTCGGCAGGGCGTCGTCCATGAGCCAGTAGGCGATGTCCTTCGCGAGGTCCGCCGCCTTCCCCGAGAGAGCCGCGAAGCCCGCGATTGCCAGGCCGAACGGACCGCCGATGAGCCCGGCCATCGCCGCCCCGCCGCCGGCGCCGACAAGCCCGCCGAGGGCCGTGGCAAGGCCGTTGAACACACCGGTCAGAGCGCCTACCGCCGTCGCGATTGCTGGCGCAGCCTTCGCGATAGCCCCCAGGAAAACAAGGCCAGGTCCGGCGACAGCCGCAATCCCGGCGAACGTGACGAGAAACTCCTGGGCCTTCGGATTCATGTTCTCGAACCACGTGAGCAGGCCGTCGAGCTTCTCCAGGAAGGTCGTCAGGCGAGGAAGCAGGATGCCGCCGTACTGCTCGCCGATGTCCCCGAGCCGGTTCTGGAACTGCTCCCACGGGCCAAGGCCGACCTTCGCGGCCGCCTCGGCTGCTCCCCCGAACTGCTCTGTCAGGAGCCGCACTACCTCCGTCGCGCGCTCGGCCGGTCCAGTGATCGTCCCGTCTATGTCGATGCCGCGGATCTCATTACTTGCTCCGCTCACATACTTCGCGATGGCCGTGGCCGTCGTGTTGAGGTCCTGATCGAGCTGCGTCGCCATGTCCATCGCAACATCGGTCAGCGCCGTGAGCTGCGCCTCCCCGACCCTGGTCAACGACTCGATCACGGTCATGGCCTGGAGCTGGACTTCGTCGCCGAATCGCGTCAGGCCCTGCATCTTGGAAGCGTGAGCCTCGAGGTCCTCAACCGCGATCTCGCCCTGCCGGCCTGCGTTGATGACCGCCTGGGCGAGCTTCGCGACCGCCTCGTCCTGCTCGGCTGCCGCCTGGATCATCTTGTAGCCCATCGCCACAAGCGGAGCCGTCACCGCCAGGCTGAGCTTCGTCCCGATCTTGGTCATGCCGTTGCCGAGGGCCTGTATCCGGGCCATCCCGGTCCGGGTTTTCTCCCGCGCCTCGTTGAGCCCCTTGTCGAGCCCCTTGGCGTCCGTCGTGAGCGTGAGTACCGCGGTCCCGAGTGACTGTCCGCTACTCGCCATCAGGCTTCCTCTTCTTCACCCTCACGCCGATGCCCATGTAGCGCAACGCCTCGTGCGTTTGCGCCCGGCTCATCTTCTGCCGCTTCTGCGCCGGCGCCTTCGCAGCCTTGCGCCACTCGCCCAGGATGCGCCGCTGGTCCTCCTGCTTCATCGTCCCCGCGCCTATCGCGTGCTCCGCCACGCGCGCAAGGGACTCCTCCGCCGACAGCCGGGCTATTTGCTCGACGTACCTTCTGACGGAGGCGACGGAGAGGTCGAGCCACTCGTCTCGTCGGCCTCCATAGAATCGCTGGAGTCGGGCGAGGACGGGGTCGCACTCTGCCGCGTCTCCCCCGCCAAGCCCGCGGCGCTCATGAAAGCCATCGCAAGCGCGATCTTGTGCCGATCCCTGAGCCGGGCAAACACCTCGCCCGGCAGGCTCGGGAGGGCCATCCTGACCACGCGGTTCATGAGGTCCTCAATCTCGCCGAGTTGCTCGTCCGTGATGGCGTCCGCCGGACTCCCGGTCATCGAGTCCTTGATCTGCTTGCCCGCCCGGCCGAGCCACATCTGATCGCGGAGGCTCATGTCCTCGGCCGTCGCGAGGTCATACGCCCTGCCGTCGATGTCAACGTGCTGGCGGTCCACTTCCGTGGAGATCGCCAGCACCGGAGCTGTCTTGTCTTCGCTCATGCTACGGCAGCGCGTCCGCGTCCTGCTCGTCCAGGTAGCCGAACCGCTCAGCCTCCGTGGCTGCGTTCGGATCCTCCAGAGCGTCCCACGTGCACTTGAGCGACGCCATGTCTGACTTGTTGAACACGGGCGCCGGACTGTCGCTCTGGTAGACCACGGGGATGCAGTACTGCGAGGCCATGGCGTCCGCGTACGGCGAGGCGAAGCGCACGAGCAGAGCGTAGAGCGTCACGTCCCGACCCTGCCGGAGCGTGATGCGCCGATAGCCAGGGGTCCCGACGCCGGCCGCGGTGTCGACAACCGTGACGCCGTTCAGAACCTTGGCGTACTGCTCGGCCGTGAAGTCCACTATCACAGCGGACACGGTCAGGCTCTCCTCGGTCCGGGAGACCTTGGCGCCGCCGGTCGAGCCGAGCGTGCGCTTGACGTTCAGCGTCTGCCCGTTCGTCAACGTGACGCCGCTCTCGTCCATGTCGAACGTTCCATGGCTCCCGAGCGCGACCCAGTTGCCGGCAGGGGTCGTGTCGACGTCCGGGAATGCCTCGCCCACTGGCGCCAGGTACAGCGTGGCAGGCGATATGATGATCTCGTATGGTTCGCTCATCGCGTCCTCCTATCCTGTCTGTCTCTCGTCGGCCATCACCGTCACAGATCGCATCTGCACCGGCCATCCCGCGTCGCCGTCACGCAGCGGCATAGGTCCGCCGGCCAGACTGACGCTGTGGATCAGCGTGTCGCCTGACGTGTATCTGCTCAGCGCCTTGAGGGCGCCGTAGACTGCTCGATCAACTTCTCCTGCTCCGTGAAACGTCTCGCCATAGCTGTAGATGTCCACGCGCGGGTTCACCACAGGGCTCATGCTCGTCGTCGCAAAGCCCCCCGAATACACGAGCACGACCGCCGCGCGCGGCATGCTCACGGCCTCCGCCTTCGGCAGTTCCATCGCGAACACCCTTGTCCCGACAAGCGCCACCACGTCGGAGGAGTTGAGGAGCACCGTCCGGAGCGCCGCGATGATGTCCGTCATGCGCTCATCTCCTCGCGGATGTACGTCGCCAGCCCGGGGTACACCGTGTCAGCCGCCGGCCGAAGGAAGGGCTTCGCCCGAACGCCGGGATGACGAACGACCTTCACCGGATACTCCGCGCCTTCCCAGAACAGGGCTTTGCGGCGGCGCGGCCGAATCTCGTACATCCCGTCTCCGCCGTGGATCCCGGTCCCGAGCTCCTGGTAGATCGCGTAGTTGATCCCGAAGCTCCCCCAGTAGCCGACGAGCGCGTGCCCCTGGCGCACGGTCGGACGCATCTGTATCGAGCCCTGAAGCGCGGCAGACTTGCGCGGGGCAAGCTCTTTGGCGATCACCACGCAGTCCGTCATGACGCGGTCCATGGCCCTCCGGGCCGCCAGCTCGGTAAGCTCTTTGAGGGCGTCGCCATTCCACTCGACGATGCTATCGGTGCTCACGAAGCCTCACCTCCAGGTGATCCGCGCGCCGGATTACCGCGTCGACGTACATCGGGAGCGCGAACACGTCGCGCCCCCGGCGGTCGTACACGTGGGAGATCCTGTCGGCCGACGTGATGTCCGTCCCGGCCGGCACCAACATCCCCACGTCGTCAGCCTCGATCACTCGCGGGGTGGCCGAGGATCGGCGTCCCCCGCCCTGCCATGCGAAGCACGCCACGTCTCCCAGGGTGAGCCAGTCGCTCGGCCCGGGCTGCCCGTAGGCGTCCGTCGTGGCCATGTCGCGCTGCACTGTCGCGCGCATCGTCATGCGGGCTCGTGCGCTCATGCGAATGCCAGCCCGCCCCTGAGCCGAGAGAGGATCTTCTTCCGCTCCTCCTCATAGTCCGCCGAGGTCGCGCTGTAGTCCCCCGCGCTCTCGCTCCGCAGGGCGTTGTACTGCACGGCCAGCCGCACAAGGTCGATGAGCACGCGCGTCCGGCGCTCCGTGTCCGCCACCGGCGTGTACGTGATGCTGACGATGGGCGCCCAGGTCGTGCGCGGGTTGGTGCCGTCCGACCGCCGGTCGAGCCTCACGCCCCCCGGGCGCAGCACGTAGTCATCAGTGGCAAGCGTCGTCTCGGCCTCGCTCATCTCCTCGACCACCTCCGTGAT